CGGGTCCACGCGCGCGAGCTCGTCCAACCGTGCGTCAATCTCGCGGATATCCATCGCGGCATCGGCCACGCCGTGGAGATCGTTCGCGTCCAGCTTCATCCGCGCATACGCCACCAACTGCGCCTTCTGCTGCTCGAGCGCCGCGCGTCGGTCCTCACTCATACCGGACTCCTGTTCGGCCGCATTCTACACCCCACCTATCTCTCACACGCATGGATCCACACAGACCCATCCACGCCGCCATCTCATCCAGCCCCGCCATGCTAGGCTGGGCGCCGATGAATCTTTTGGAATCGTTGATCACCCAACAAGTGAGCGCCTCCGTCGTCACGACGCTCAGCCGCACCACCGATAAAATCGCGGAGCAGCTGGCCGCTGAAATCCTAAAAGATCCCGAGTTCCGGACGCGCATGCGCGAACTCGTGAAGCGGGCCTTCGACCATGCCTTGGCGAGCCTGGACGCCGAGGCCCCGCCCGCGCCGCCCACGTAACCCCTCACGCCTGCCACGACGCCGCCGGTAACCACCGCCCCGCCGTCGTCTGCGCATCCCGCGGCGCTACCGGCATCGCAAACGTCAACGCCAACGCATCCGCATCATCCGGCGACGCCACCCCCCGCTTCCCCATCGATTCCTTCGACTCGAGCACCAACTTATTGTTCCGCAAATGAAAGCCCGGGCCCGCCAGGTCCAACGCCAACCGCCCCTTCGCGTCCATCCCCCGCGTATCAATCGCCCCCCGCGTCAACCACTCCTTCATCCGCCGCCACATCGTCGCCCGTAAATTCCCGTCGCCCTTCTCAATCGTCGGCCCGCCGAAATTCACCTCGAATACCTGCGTGAATCCCAACCCCCGCAACCGCACGACCACCGCGGCGCCAAACGCGCTGTCGATAAACACCGCATCGGGCGCGTGCGTCCGGATCGCCTCGACCAACGTCGCCACCACCAACGCCCGGTCATCCGCCGCCGTCTGCGCCCCGCTCAACCGAATCGCCGGCACCGACCGCGCATCCAACCCGCGCCGAAACCGCCCGACCGTCCACGCACTCCCGCCGCCGCTGACATCAAGGCCCAGAATCAACGGCTCGCCCGCCAACGGCTGCACCGGATTCGTCTGCGCCGCCGCAATCCGCCCGCTGTCAATAAACTGCGTCTCGTCCGCCCGCGGCGGCACCCCCCGCACATGCACCCGAAAAAAATCCTCGTCCTCGTCCCCGCCGGCATCCTCGAGCCACTCCGCAATGAACGCCTTGTTCGGCATCGCGCACGTCCGCGCATCCACGACGCGCGTCGTCCACCGGTCCCGCCCCGCGCCAAACACCGCCCGCCACGCATACCCCGTCGTCCGCGTCGGATTGAAAAACATGAACATCATCGGCTCGCCATCCGTCAACCCGCCCTCCGCGGCCTTGAAAATGGCGTCGTCAATCCCGCTCGCTTCATCGAAAATCATGAAGCTGGTCGACGTCGCGTTATGCTGGCCCTGAAACGCTTCGCTGTTCTCCGGCGCACACGACGCCGGCGTCACCTTCCACGATTCCCGATACCCCTTCCGATACAGCACCTGTGAATTAATCTCAAACCAGTGGCCGGTAATACACCGCTGCGTCCACGTCCGAATCGCCGCCCACGTCTTCTCCGATAACTGGTCATTCGTGTTCGCCGTCACCGTCCCAATCGCCCCCCGCCGCGTGCTCATAATCCAATCCACTAACCACGCCGTCATCGCCCCCTTCCCCACCCCGCGCCCGCTACTCACCGCCACCCGTATCGGTAACACCGCCGTGTGCCCGTCAAACCGCCGCGCCCGCACCTGCCGCCCAATCTCCTCCAGCAACTCCGCCTGCCACACGTCCGGCCCCCGATACGCCTCCAGCACCCCAGGCCGCCCCCACGGATACGCCCGCCGCACAAACCCCAACGGGTCCCCCGCTACCGCCGCCATCGCCTCGTGCAGCTCGCGCTCGACGTCCCGCCCCACCGCCTCCATCACACCCTCACGCTTTTTCTGCGGAGGAGCGCGCCGCGCTGGACGCCCCCCGCTCCTCCGCCCGACGACGACGCCCCTCCGCTAATCGCGCCAACACCGCCGGCGACACCGCCGCCACAAGGCCACGCGCCGCGCCAGGCCTCTGAGAAAGGCAGACGCACACAAACGAACGCCACCCGACCGGCCGTAGCACCCCTCGCGCCTGCCGCATCGCCACGCCTAGGGCTTTTCCCAACGTCGCCGCCTCCACCTCGCCTCGCCACGTCACCGGCGCCCGCACCTCAAACTCAAACGTCACCGCCATCTCATACACCGTCGACATCCCGCGCCTCCTTTTCTGCGGATGAGCTCCCTCCCAGCCACACCACACTGTGCGGATGAGCTTCGTCCCACGCAGGCGCCCCGCCGGGGATGCGGAAATCTGCGGATGAGCTCTGGCCCAGATCCGCGCCCCGGCGTGCCTTAGGGAAGGACCCAGACCGTTTGCGAGGCGCTCGAGGGTCCCAGCCCCCCCCTGCCGGCCGGGGGTCTTTTGTGCCAGGCCTCACCCTGTGACGGCCCGCGCGCGATGGCACGATTGATGCCGACAATTCCTTTATTTCCTTTAGAATCAACGAGTTACAGGTTAACATAATCCAACATATCAGACCCAGTCGTTATCGGCCTGATTCCACCGCGACTATTCGACCCGATCCACCTCTTCCACAACATCTTGTGGTGCCTCGATCTGTGCTTGGGCTTGCCGGTTCGCCACCTTCCAGCTGTCCAACCGCGCCAGGAGCTCCTCAGAGTTGTGGATGATGACTTCCTGCTCCTGCTCCTTCGGCTTATCAATCGCGCGGTTCATCAAGTCCGTGAAGGCCGCCGTTGACGGGTCCTTCTCCCACACTTCAACGCCGATGGCGCCGGCGGCGAGCTCCTCTGGCCCGATGCGCCTGAATTTGCCGCTGTCATCGCGCGCCACGAGGTACCGTAACCCCTTTGCCTGCGCCACTTGCGCCTCGATCATCTCGGCCATGTGCGGCATGATGGCCACGCGCGCGGCTTCACGCGCTAACCGCTTCGAAATCGCGCCGTTCACCGGCTTGGTGATTCCGAGCATGTCCCAGGCGAGTTTTTCGGGATCACTTTCGCCCCCGTTCTGGCCTAGGCGAGAGGCAGGGTGCGGCGCGGCCTTCCCTGTCGCATCCGGATTCGCGTGTTCCCTCTGTTCCGTGTTCTCAGTGTTTTGCGTGGACATACCTACCCCGTATCACTATGTTGTTATTTATGTAAGAACAGTAGGAACAGAGAGAACAGAGACCGTGAACATTAAAAAAATTTGCGGCCACCGTTCTCACTGTTCCCGCCTTTGTGTGTCACGTATTACCCATTTCCACACCGTTTCTTCGCCCTCTCGGACCTTCCTTCGTTCCCTGCCTGTCAATTTGAGGATTCTGGCGACGCGCATCTGGTCGGCCTTATTGACGCGGTCGATCGGGATGTGGAGGGGGCCGGCGAGGATGTCTTTGACGGCGACACTTTCGCCCCCCCCGAATTGGAGGCGGCACCACTCGAGAATCGGCTCGGTCCATTCGTCGTAGAACTGCCGGTCGCGTTGAATGGAGGCGGTGTCTGGGGGCATCTCCCACCAGCGGGCGTGGGCATCGACGGCGGCGACGGCTTCGGCGAAGAGTTGCTCGCGGGCGGCGGCGAGGTGGTCGAGGCGAATCTCCCCGCAGCGAATCGGCCAGAAACGCCGCAGGCCGGTGTCATCGGTGCCCCAGTCGTCGGTGTTCGTGGTCCCGGCCATGACGGTTTGGCGGGGGAAGCGGACGACGGCGCGGCCATACGAGGGACGATAGTCGTCGTGCGGCGCACTGAGCATGTTCTTCACGGCGGTGACGTCGGCGCGACTGAAGGACTGGAGCTCGGCGACCTCGAGGAGCCACACGCCGCGGAGACCCTGGAGAAAATCTTTACTGCCGACCGTGGCGTGGGCGATGGAATACCAGGCGCCGCCGAGGACCTGGAGGGCGGTCGATTTTTTGATGCCTTGGGCGCCTTCGAAGACCGGCATCGTATACAGCTTGCACCCAGGGTGCAGGATGCGCGCGGCGAGACCGATGAAAAAATTCGCACTGGCCGCACGGGTGTAACAGGTCTGCTCGGCGCCCCAGTAGTCGGAGAAGGCGTGCGCGATGCGTTCGATGCCGTCCCACGTCAGGCTCCGCAGCCAGTCGCGGACGACATGCGTCGCGCGTTGGCGGGCGACGAGTTTGACCGCCGAGGCCACCGTGCGTTCCTGAATACTCACCAGGCCGGTGTGGTCCTGCATGTAGACCGTCAAGCGCGTGTCGTCATCGTCCCGCCACGGGCGCGGCGCCGACGTGCGGATGATCACCTGGTCGAGAAAATCATCGCGCCAGAGAATGTCAGGGCCGAGGGTCGGGTCGTGCTGGAGGACGCGCACCGCGTTGGCGAGATTCGGGCGCGGGCCTTTCTCGGTGCAATCAAGAATCGTGAGCCAGTTCGGGGCCGTCATGCGTCGCGATCGAGGCTCAGATACGCACGGATGACTTCGGCTGCGACCTGCGGCTTGATCGCATTACCCGCTCCCCGCAGGAGGCCCACGCGGTTGGGTAGCCCTGCAGCCAGAGGGAAAATCGTGGGTTCAACTGGCCGCGCTTTGCCGTCGCGGCAGGGGAGCCAGACGACATCGGCCCAGAAACTAGCGTCGCTTCCGCGCTCAACGGCTTGCCGCGCACGTGCGCCCATTGCCGCTCGTGATAGGCGTCCGTCGCGCTGTCGCTCTTGAAGTCCCTGCTCGTCGGCGTCGCCCAACTCGCCAGCAGCGCGAAGTCCTGCAGGTTGCTGCCGTGCCGCGTCTCGCCCATCGCCCGATCCGCCATCCCGCCCCGCTCGGCGTCGTGCGTCGTCGGCGTCGGCCAGGTCGCGAACTTCACGGCATGTTCCAGGCTCGCCGTGTGCTTCTTCCCGTCCGGCGTGCGGCCCGTCGCATCCGCCGTCGAGACGGAGCGGCCGCCGCTCGGCGTGTTCGGTGTCGGCCAGCCCGCGAGGTTCGCCGCATCCGTCAGCGTCGTCCCTACATGGTGCGTGGCCGTCGCCGGATAGTCCCGGCTGCCGCTGCCGATCGCGTCCTGCTGTGTGGCAGTCGGCCAGCCCGCCAACTTCGGGCCGTTCGGTGTCTCGCGCAGCCCTATCAGCGTGTCGATCTTCCACTCGTAGTCCGTGCTCCCCGCTGCGTTGTAGCTCTCTGTGCTCGGCGTCCCTGACATCGGTGTCGGCCAGCCCGCCATCTCTGCTTGCTGTTCCAACCCCGGCCCGCTCCGCTGCCCGCCGCCCTGTCGGCTGTTCCCTTCCCGACTCATCGCGCGCTCGCTCTTGCGATTGGTCCCGGCCATCGGACTCTGCCACGAACCATAGCCGCTGCCGAATGTCGAACGCGCCCGACACTGGACCTGGGAGACACACCGCCGCGACGGCGTAGTCCGCGTTTTCCAAGTCATAGAGAACAGAGAATGGTCGTCTATTTGAAGCGTCCTCTTCAGCCGCTCCGTCAATGAGGTCTGCAAGGCGCTGCTCCGCGCGCGACGTTGATTCGTAATCGCCGACGCAATCACCATAATCTTGTCGGCTCCCCACACGTTCGCCATGACATTCAGGGAAAAGAGAACCACTCGCACGTTGTCCGTCGTATAGCCCTGCCCCGCCTTGATCTGATCCAGTGACGGCGCGTTCCACGATCGCGGCGACGTCAAGTCGAAGGCGATCCCCGTTAATTCGCAGACGCCCAGATCGATC